CGACCCGACCCGACCCGACCCGACCCGACCCGACCCGACGACTAGGCAAAAGAAAAGGGCGACCCAAAGGCCGCCCAATCCCCGACAAGCTTTCGCCTGTCACTCCCGATTGCTAGTCCAGTTGGGCATCACGCCACCTCCTTTCGGTCGCGTTCAGATGTGAGAAGCTCAGACAATGCGCCACCCATAATTAATTCGTTTTTGGGTTCATCGCCCCACCAATCAACGCGGTAAACATCGACCCAAACATCAAGAGCAGGAACAGCGACCTTTACCTTGTACCAATATTCGGAATCGCCGGAGAATTCCCACGGGTTCGCTTTGTTGATTAAACGACAACCGCCTTGTTTGTTTGCCGCTACAAACGACGCGGCAAAATCGTCGGCTTCAAAACGGGGGAGATCCCACGCAAACTGTTTTGCGTCGTTAATCCAAACAAGGCCTCCGGCTTCATAGGCCTCGCCTTTATGAACTCCTCCGGCATAGGGATATCCGTCGTGATGTTTGTAGACGTGGAATTCGCCTTGCGAATCGGTGAATGTATAACATGCTCGTGTGGACATATTGTCCTCCTTTGGTTGTTGACTAGTATGTTATCCCATGTATAATAGATCACGTCAACAACAAACGTTAGGAGTAGTTATGAAAAATCACGATCCAAATTATGGCGACAATACGACGTGCGACCTGTGCAAAGATGTGTTTGATGTACGCAATTCACCGCACGAGGTCATAGGCGACAAGTGGATATGCGATAGTTGTTGCTGCGCTTATGGCGTGATGGAATACACGACAGAAGAAGAACTGCGAGAGCAGATCGCCGCTAACGATTGACGCGGGAGGGCGGCGGGACTACCGTACCCTCCTCCCATGGGGCGCCCGGGCTCGAGCCCTGTTAGCGACCCATTTAACTACGGCCCTGGCGCGCCCTCGCTAGGGCCGCTTTTTATCCCCCCCTCTCCAACCCGACCCGACCCGACCCGACCTAGCCGGCGCCCAAAATAAACCCGACCCGACCCGTTGACACATCCTGGGAATTGATGGTACTTTTGGCACGTCAACAACTAACATCGGAGAAAGCACGATGACTCAATTTTCGAAATTCTTTTCCACGGATAGCGCGAAAGCTATTAAAGCCGACAAGTACGGCTACTTGAACGCAATCAACTATATGGCGCCGCATAGTACCGGCGGTGCCGGTAACCTATGCCCTGATTCGAGCGCCGGTTGTCGCGACCTGTGCCTTGGCATGTATAGCGGCCAAGCGGCCATTGTTTCCGATTTAGAAAACGGAACCAACCGCACGCGTGAAAGCCGGATCGCAAAAGCGCAATTCTTTATGAATGACCGGCAAGCGTTCATGGCCGAGATGACGGATCACGTTCGCGCAATGGCCAGAAAAGCAAAGCGCGAAAGTAAGAAGCTAGCAGTGCGGCCGAACGGTTCCACGGATATTGCGTTTGAACGTGTGCCAACCGACAACGGCCAGCCGTTACCGTTTCGCTTTCCAGAGATCCAGTTTGTGGACTACACCAAAAACATGCGCCGCGTGTTAGACGCCAACCGTCCGGCCAACTATCACCTAACTTTTAGCCTATCCGAAACCAACAAGGCGGAAGCAGAACAAGTACTCGCGGCGGGTTTCAATGTCGCGGTTGTATTTGGCGACGGCCAACCGTCAACGTTCATGGGTCACCAAGTCATTGACGGAACGGAACACGACCTACGCCACTTGGACCCGCAACCCGTTATCGTAGGGCTGGATCCGAAAGGTTCCAAAGCCAAGAACGACACAAGCGGCTTTGTTATCCGCGAAAACAGTTACGGCGCCGGTTGTTGACACATTAATGGCGCCGCACGCTGCCGGGTGCACCCGGTAGCAGAACCCCGGTCGGAGCAATCCGGCCGGGGTTTACTTTCACCTCGAGCCCGTGCCTTAGATCCCAGACCAGTGACCAGGCCACGCGACCGGAGGAACCAAGGGGGTGTTCGCCTCCGACCCGACCGGAGGAACCAAGGGGGTGTTCGCCTCCGACCCGACCCCGACCCGACCCCGAACGATATCGAGCATGTTGTCCAGGAGACCCGACCCGACCGACCCCGACCAAAGGCAGGGAACCATGGTCCCCGACCCGACCGACCCCGAACCCGACCGACCCGACTTCAAACCGTGTTCCGCTAACCCCCGACCATGGACCCCGTCAAACAAATATAGGTTCGAGGACGAGAGGGCCTCAACAAGGAAGAAACTTACGCCCCCCGATTGAGAATAGGCGAAATTCCACGCAACTTGGTGGGCGGACACATTTACGCGGTTTGTTTTTGTAACTTTCAGTTCAATCCAGAAGGGTAGAGACTCCGCGCACACATGAACGTCTGGAATCCCGCCGCCATAGCGGTTTTCAATCCTCGTGGTGTTCCAACTCTTTGGCATCCGCCCCCGTAGTCGGTTCCACATTAGTGTCTCCGGTTTCTGCGTCATCCATCACCTCATATTGAGCGTCTATAAAAGCCGTTGGGTGTGAGCTCCGAAGCTCTGAAAGTCGGTTCTCGATCTCTTCCCGGTTCATACTTTCAATTGCATGGAAATGGCTTGTCTCTCGACGATCTGTTGTAAGGCCTCCCAGTGCCGACCGGGTCTTCTCCGCGTTTATTGCCGCAGAGAATTGGCCAGCATCTTCGGCCCCCATCGATAGGTCGCGTAAACGTTTCAGCTGCCCCATAAGCGTGACGCCATACTTCCGCTCTCGCTCCTCGCGCATTTCAACTACGTACTCAGCGACGTGCGGGAAGTACTTTGGATTGAGCAGTTTGTGTGCCTGCACTTTGGCGATACCATTCTTGTCCGAGTACCCGGCCAACCTGGCGCATTCGGCGTTTGAGTGTGTTGCGTCTACGAAGTGCCTAGCAAATTCCTTCTGTCGGTTGGTCAGTTTACGACCGTGAGCCTCTTCAATTTCTTCGGCTTTTGTTTCAATTCTACGTTTCATCTAGCTATTCCTATATACGAGCATTCTCAAAACTAACCCTGTTTCCAACAATCGTCAAACCTCCGTTCGGCTAGAAAAGTGTAACGGGAAGCCTTGAAGTGTAACGGGGTGTAACGAGAGTGTAACGAGTAGTACTGATATATTTCAACGTGTTACCACCTGTTTTCAGCTCCCGTTACACTTTTACACTTTTTTGCACCCATAATTCTATTTTCAAAACTGTTTTTTGAATTTGCCCGTATATATGTAACGGGGAGCATTTGACAGTGGTCCATGTTTCATGCTAGTTTTACGAACTACCACCTAGAAAGGAAGAAAGACATGTACATTGGATCAGAATACCGGCTTTCCGACCGGCTTGATGCGGATTCCCATACGCTGCTGGGCTACAAGACAATCGTAATCAAGGAGCGCGTGTTGTCGCGAACGGAGACACGTGCAAAAAGCACTGCCGTTGAAATCACGTCCTACCATTACACGCTCCTGTGCTTGGTCGATGGCAGCGACTCCTCCGAGCTGGACGAGGGACAGTTGCAAGACGAGATAATCGCCGGCTACTACGAATTATCGCCGGTGAATCAATCATTTCTTGGGAGCAAGTAATATGACGCGCACCGATTGCCGAGAGATGTATCTTGATTGGGTCAACAATTTTTTAACTTTGGAACGCTTTGCAGAGCATTACGGGATAGACTGCGAAACGGCGGGCCACGTTATTGTGGAGGGCCGCCGCGCCCACGAATTCATGGTCGATCACGGGATCAGGAGAGTATAAATGAAAATATGTCACCAGTGTCACGGCAATGGATATATTTCTGTCGTCGCCTTCACTAAAAGCTATATCGATTGTCCTCGCTGCAACAGCCAAGGAGAAGTCAATGAAGAAAATATGGAAACGCCTCAAACGCAAAGAGAATTGGGAGAGTAGAATGGGACCGGAATATTTTTTGTTAATCGTAGTGGGTAGTATCATATCAGCCGTTCTGACGTACTGGTATTGATATGACGTATCAAAAGAAAATTAACATGATGACGAAGGTTATGGACAAAGCAAAAGACCCAAATTTTAAAAAGATTTGGCGCCGTAAAATTGAGTATCTTCATATCAAACACGTTGAAGAAAGAATGAGAAAGGAAGGTTTATAATGAAGTTTTTTAATTGGTTATTTGGTAAGAGCGCGAAGCAGCGTGTTGCGTTGATGCCGGTCCCTAAGTGGACCCATGCCGGCAAGGATGGCAAGACGATCCATTGTCCTCACTGCAAGGCCTCAAAACAGGTATACAACTTTTCGTGGTCCGCGTTGACTTGCTTGTCATGCGGGAAAGACATCAATAAATATTTATGGTTAATCAAAACAGATGTGTAGGGCAGTGATATTGGCTGCGGCGTTACTCTTTGCGCCCAGCCCCGCTCTCGCTGACGATAAGTCGTGTCTAGCCGAGGCCATGTACTACGAGGCTCGAGATCAAGGTTGGCGCGGGATGCTGGCGGTTGGCATCGTAATTCAAAACAGGGTTCGTGATGCGCGGTATCCGGGCACGATTTGCGGTGTTGTGAAGCAGGGTCGTTACCGGAATGGCAACCCGGTCAGGCATAAATGCCAATTCAGCTACTACTGCGACGGCAAACCGGAGCGCCCGGCAGAGAAGAGACCCTGGTCTGCGGCCCGTGATTTGGCCATCCTTCTGACGACAACAGAGGTCGAGGTGGCTGGGTTAGAGGACGCCACCCACTATCACGCAACCTGGGTTAAGCCTTCATGGTCCAGAGTGCTTGCGAAACGGCAGCAGATTGGAGGACATATCTTCTATGCACAAAAATAGTCAGGGTTTAACGGCTTCTAGCTCATAACCCATGGCCGCAAGGAGCGCCTCAACCTTATAGATTGAGGGCTCATCTATTTTGTTCTTTTCGTAGTTTTCAATTGTGGTGACACCAACACCCGATATCTCCGAGAGCCTAACCCTCGTCAAACCGTTTTCTTTCCGCATTTCCAGTAGTATTTCGGACCAATGCGTAAGCATGTTTAGTGTTCAGAAGTTTTGTTCTGGTTGAAGTCACGTAAGATGTCCTCAAGTTCATCCTTATGAGGGAATTTAATCTCACCCTCGTCTTCGGCATCTGACATAATACCAAGCGTCTGTGTCATCATGCTGGATATGACATGCAAGATTCCCGTCATGCCGATTTCTCCGCCGCCGTTTTCAATAGCAATTCTCAGCAGAACTACCGCTTGCCCTGTAGGTGAGATATGATCACAGCCTTCCAGGAAGGATCTTATCTCGTTGTATAGATCCTGTAGGTGCTCTTCTTCGGGAATTGGATCGCTGCTCATGATTTTACCGCTGCAAACTTGGATAGAATTTCCGCGTCGGTAGGCGCGTCTTCTGATGTCTCAACCAAAAACGAAATTTGCTGGGCGGGTGAGCGATGGTTTTTTCCGGCCATCTTCCAGAGCTTCTCCCAGGTAGGGATTGGCACGGCAACGGATTTGTATTTCTTGATGTCAGGCATTTGTAGTCTCCTTTAAATAATCGAATTGCTTCTGTCTAATTGTTGGGTCTTCGTCTTCTTGGCAACGCAGGCAGCCCTGGCTGACCATGTCTAAGATTGAGGCATAGCACCAGACACAGAACGCCACTGGGCAGATGCCGAAGTTCCCGGTAATGCCGCCCTCGCCTTCAAGATCAACCTCCGATTCGCAAATAGAGCAGGTTAACGTTAGACTTTCCGTCATCTCAACCACTCCTTCAGTTCCTCTCCCATCACCACACTGGCGATGTCCATCTTGGCGCGGAGAGATTTGACGATCTGTTCGTCAATCGTCCCTTCCGCAATCAAATCTATGTATGTTACGTGCTCCTTCTGACCAATGCGGTGCGCCCGGTCTTCGGACTGCATCCGCACAGCCAGATCAAAACTGTTGGCAAAGTAGATGACGGTGGTGGCGGCGGTCAGTGTAATCCCGTAACCGCCGGTCATTGGATTGCCGATAAAGAACCGTGCGTCCCCGTTCTGGAAACGCTCGATGGCCTCCACCCGATCATCGTCGGAGGTGTCACCAAAGTAAGTAACCGTGGACCGTGGCCCGTATTTCTTGATCAGTGCGGCCGCGATACGTTTTATATCGTACCGGAACCTGGACCAGATGATTGCTTTACCATCGGATTCTTCAAGGCAGCCCATAAGCTCATCGAGCCGGTTGTCGGCAACCTCAATGACCTCACCGTTGTCCGACTTGGTGTGGCCCGACAACACCTGCTGCATCCTCAAAAGCTGGGTCATGACGTTTGTTGCGGTCATAAACTCGGCATCTTCGATGTGCGCGAGTGCATATTTCTTTAAATCGGTATAAATGCGCTCTTGGTCTGTTGACAAAGTTACATTTCTCTGAACGTAAATCTTGCTGGGCAGATCGAGGCAGTCATCTTTCATGATTCGCGAAGAAAAGTTCTTTAAAAGCCCTGAAAGTTCATCGAGGTTGCGATACCCGACGATCTGGTTGAACGAATGGGCGCCCATGGTTCGTTTGTTCATGATTGCGTAGCGATATTGAAATTGGAAAAAGTTATCGCCACAGTCACCCAGCAGATACTTGTTCATGAACCGACATTGCGACCAGAGATCCATAGGCGACTGCGTGACGGGGAACCCTGTCAGTATGCGGCGGTATCGTGCCAGATGGCTCATCTTGAGAAGAGCCTTGGTCCGGGAGGCCTTTGGCGACTTAATCGCGGTGGACTCGTCAATGGCAAGCAGCGCCTTCGACGCTTCCAGAACAGAGGCTAAAAACTTCTGCCCCTTTTTGGTACTCAAAGCCTCGACGTTCATCATAAGCATCCGGAAGCCTGTTGCGGGGCTCATAAAGCTGATGAGCTGCTGCTTGAGTGCTTTGGGCGGGCTGGGGCGCCAGACAGCTATTGAGGCGCCCTCCGCAATCCGGTCAGGCATGTGCGCCGGAATTTCAAGATTTGCCCAGTTTCGATACACTCCCTTCGGAGCGACAACGATAAAGGTGTCGATCTTGCCGGCTTCGTAAAGCATTGACGCGGTATCAATGCAGACTTTAGACTTCCCTGTCCCCATTTCC